ACTAGTGTCTTTGTAACACCATCAACATTAGCAAATTATAGTGGTTTAACTACATATAGCGGCACAACAAACAGAATAACGGTATCAGGTAGTACAATTGATATTGCATCAACATATACAGGTCAAACTTCTATAAATACTGTTGGTGGAATAACCACAGGCTCTTGGAGTGGTACACCAATAAATGAAATATATGGTGGTACAAATCAAACTAGTTATACTGTTGGTGATATTTTATATGCTAGTAGTACAAATACATTAACTAAATTAAGTGGTAATCAAACTAGTAATCAATTATTTTTATCATCAATAGGTACGGGTTCTGGTGCAACTTCACCTTCATGGCAACCATTACCACAATTTACTAGATTAACATATTATCTTATTAGCGGTAGTTCAGATGTTTTAACATACTATAAAGCTAGTATATCACCACAATTATTATTATCATCTATTAGTTTTATCGATGTCGTAAATAATCAATTATTATTAACTTATATTACTGACCCAAATTATCCTAATAGTAAATTTATTCCTGATGGTGAATATAGTACACATTTTCATGCAGGTAAAGAAAGTGGTACAAGTGATATACAAATTAGAGCTGAGGTTTGGGAGACTACATCATTAGGTGTTGATATAGTTAAATTAGTAGATTTAGGTCCATCTCAAGTTATTTTAGGATTAAATGCAGAATACATTATTACATCTTCAAGAGATGTCGCAACATTAAGTAGTGAAACATCAAGAATAGCAATTAAGTATTATGCAGTTGTAGGATTAACTGGTTCAGCTCCCCATATTATTATGTATCAAGGTGATGGTACTGATTCTAAGTTAAATTTACCTATAACGCTTAAAAATTACATAGATAGTGTAATAATAAGTGATGTAGATTATTTATTAGCATATTCATTCAAATCAACTTATAAATATTAAATTATGACAAAAATTAAATTAACAACATCTAATTTTTCAGAATTATTAGATGAATGGGCGAATGGAATAGCATTAGATAATGTTTTATTTTTCATTAAATCAGAAATAAACGAAAATGAAATTTATCAAACAGCTTGGTCAAAAAATTTGCTGATACAAATCTCAAGTTTTGATAACTTTATTTCTAAAATCATATACATAGACTCTATTAACTAAAAACGATGGCACTTACAAACGGACAAATACCTTTACTTGCAAATGTAATAAATGCAGGTGTAGGAATACTAACAGGAACAACAATAGGAACACAAGGAAGTAATACTAATGGTGTTAATATATATACTGCTGGCACTAAAGGTGGTCGAATTATTTCACTAATAGCTACAACTACGGATACAGTTACTGTTAATATATTTCTATATATATATAGAGGAACAACAGTTATTCCTATTGGTATGGTAAATATACCTTTATCTTCGGGAAACACTAATGCAGCACGTTTTCCAATTGATTTCTTGAATGGAACTAATTTACCTGGTTTACCTATTGATAATACAGGTAGACAATATATACCATTACTCGCAAACGATGTTTTGAAAGCTACTACATTGACTAATTTGTCAGCTTCTCAAACTGCGTGGGTTAACGCCTCAGGTGCGGACTATCAATAAATATGTCTGGTTTATCGCAAGGTATATATACAGGTTTAGGACAAGGTATATATGAAGTAGATAATAACGGATTACTAAATGGATTAACCACTGGAATACAAGGCAATGATTTTATATCTAATACAATAGTTAGAGATGGTCTTGTATTACATTTAGATGCTAATAATTCAGGTTCATACCTACCTCCTTATAACAGTAATATATGGGTTGATATTAGTGGAAAAAATAACAATAGTACGTTAAATAATGGACCTGTATTTAATAATGGAAATGGGGGTAGTATCGTGTTTGATGGTTCAAATGATTATGTAGTTTCTCCCGATTTGAATATAAGTGGAAATGCACCAATAACTATATCTTTTTGGTGTAACCATTTAAGTAATCAAAATGGGGACGTTGTATCATTGTTTTATGGAACTTGTGGTAGTCCACTACAAGCAATTGGTTTGTATTATAGACCTTCTAGTAACTATGTTCGATTTACTACATGGCAAAGTTCACCAGGTGACTATGATACTTCTTTTATTAAAGATTTTAATACATGGCATCATTGGTGTGTTGTATATTCTAATAATAAAGTATTAGTATATAGAGATGGAGTTGCAGATTCAAATGGATTACAAAATAAACCAATTAATTTTACAACTACTAAATTATACTTTGGCGGTGTACTATGTGGATATTACTCTAATATAAAAGTTGGTAGTGTATTTGTATATAATAGAGAATTAACACAAATTGAAATTATTCAAAACTATAATGCTACAAAATCAAGATTTTAACAAAATGGAAATCACAGAAAAAACAAGGTTTATGGAACTTAAAAATCAAATTGATTTACAATAATCTATTATAGAAACTTTAAAAAATAAAATTGAAACTATTGTATAGTTTTTGTAATTTTAAAACTAACATCAATGAAAAAAGAAATACTTGATAGATTATTATTATTAAATCAAATAACAAAAGAAGAATATAATATATTAATATATGAAAAATATATTAATGTACATTATTCAAATAGTGGTGGTAATATAAATACCTATAATAATGTAGGTTGTTAAAAAGAAAAATTAATTTATATAACTAAAAAAAAAATACTATTTAATAATAAAACTAATAAAAATTAAAAATAAATTAAAAAATGCAAAACAAAAAAAAAAATAACCTTAAATGAGTTAAGAACTTTGGTTAAAAAGATTATTAAGGAAAATCAAGAAGATTTTATTGCACATGGATTTTATACTAAATCAAATTCTGGTGGTTATGAAGTTATGTTATCAGATGATGGTGATAGTGCAAAGGTTCGTGATGCCTTTGGTAGTGACAACCCAAAAACAAGTGATTGGTTGGAAATTGAATATATTGAAAATGAAGAAACATTAGATTATGAAGCTATAATTGACCCAAATGGATATAATATACCTTTAAATAAAGTAATGAGAGTTAATAGGTAATAATAAAGAAAAACTACCTATTAAATTAATAATAGGTAGTTTTTAACTTATTTAATAGAAAAAATCACTAAAATATGTTAAGCAGTTTTTTTAGTATTTTTTACATCTTGAATTGCTTTTCTCAATTCTTTTGTAATTTTACCAATTTCACCAAGTGCTTTTCTGGCTCTTGAACCAGAAGCCATAACTCCTTTTTCGTTGAATTTACTCATTTCAGAAACTGCTGTTTCGTGTTTTTCAATCATTGATTTAATTAAATCTTCCATTTTTATTATTTGTTTAAATTATTATAATACAATTATAGTGTTTTTTATTTTAAAAACCTAATATTAATAAAAGTTTTTTATATTATTTTCATTTATTTTTTCAAGTAGTACTGTTCTAGTTTCTTCTGCATATTTTATTTCATCTTCATTATCTGAATATTTTATTTTATATCTAAGATGTTCTAACATATCAAATAGAACGCAATACATTTCCATTGATTGAGAATATATTTTATAATTTATATTATCATCACTTTCTATATTATCTAAATCGAATGTGATATTTATTTTCATACTGTAATATCATTTATATATGGTGTAAAATTAGCTTCTGAATAATCAATTGATTTAATTGTTTTACTATTTTCTTTTTTATGTATAAAATACAAACCATCTCTTTGAATAAATTCAACAGGAATATCTTTATATTTATCTTGTGCCATAGTTTTATGAGCAGTTTCTAGTGAAGAGCATGCTTTGGACATATTACTTCTATGGGTCTCGTAGAACGCACTTAAAAACGATTTAAATTGATGTTTCTTTATGTAGTTCTTTAATTGTTTTGATTTATAATCTAAATATCTTTGAACGCCAATAAAATCTTTATTTTTACAAGATTCGATATATAATTCATCGCTAACGAAGTGGTCTTTACTAGTTTTTGGTTTAATTCCAAAAGTTAAATAAGCACCTGCAATAACGTATGCTAAATCGCATAGACCATCAACGATTTCTAATTTATTTTCTTCTTTAACACCTTTAATGTATTCACCTTCTTCTTCATTAATAAGGTCTAATCTTAAATTACAATTTTTTTCAGATGGGAAATTGATACCATTACCAATATGGTGATTAAATGATAATTGAAATTCTCTTACCTTTTCTAATAATATTTTTTCTACTTCTAACATATTTATTTTAATTTTTGTTTTAATTCTTTTTTAATTTTCTTTAAATCTTGCATTTGTTTTTCAATAATTTCTATTTGTTCTTCTAATGTGAATTCAGATTTATAATAACTATTTTTTTCAATACAATATTGTTTAGTAATATTATATAAACTATCATCACCAATATAAAAAACATCTTTAATTACATCTTTAAATCTTTTACAGATTAAATCAGATTCTTTTGTAATTGGATAATATTCATTATTATTCATTCCGTTAAAATCTGTAATATCATTACAAATAAATGCAATTAATCCTGGTTTATATATAATATTCATTATAGTAATTCGTTTAAATTTTTAATTCTTTTGTACCCTACATCATATTTTTTATTATATTCAGCTTCAAATAAGTAACAACAAATACCATTTTGATTTAATTCTTTAAAATTATCCCAACAATCATCTACAAAGATGTCAAGTTTTAGTTCTTTAATCTTTTTTACTTTACTACCGTAATTTGTTGAATATACTGGTTTACAAGGAAAACCATTTAAAGATAACCATTTTTCAGTCCATTCTGTTGGTATATTCCTAGCTGTTACATAACATTCTGGTTCAAAAGGTAGTTCATTTGAAGGTACTAATGGTTTTATTGATAGCCAAAACTCTTCATTATCTTTAATTTTATTCCAAATACTACCCCATTCATAAGGAAATTCCCAATGTGATTGTGTAAATGTATAATCTTTTGAATAAACATTATGTTTTTTGGCTTCTTCAATAAATCTACCTGAAAAATCAGCTAATACCCCATCAATATCTAAACCAACTTTCTTTTTATTTAAATAATTATGATTTCTGTTATCACCTTCTGGGTATATCTTATAATATTCTAAAAGAAAACCGATATTACACATTGCATGACCTAGATGTTTTAATTGGGATTCATCATCATTATCAATACCGATTTCAAAATCTTGAATATGTCTTTTCAATGAACTTAAAACATCTTTCCAAGGTAAACCTTTTCTCCAATTGTTTGCACCATCATTCAATATAACACCTGTTTTACTATCCTTTATAGTATATTTATTAGCACCATAGGTTAACACCTTAGCCCATTCTTTTAATGCGTTCTCAGGTATTAATTCATACCTAATTTTACCTTCATTAAAACGTAATCCTTTCGTAAAGTCTAAATTTTCTTTATTTTCCATTAATATATTATTTTCAGTTACAAATGTAATATAATTTTATTTACAAAACAAAAATTATATTAATTCTTCTTCTAAAATTCTTTCTTTTTTTAATATTTCAAATAATTCTTCATTATCTTCTTTTATTTTTTCAATGTCAAGATTAAACATTTCGCAAAATTTCTCTAATTCTTCCATTGGAATTGCAAATCTAGTTATTTTATAGCCACCGTAAGGTGACGGTGGCGAAACTTCTTCAAGTTTATAATAATATTCTTTTGTTAATTTATTTCTTAATAATTTAACAACAGTATATTTTTGTTTTTCAATTAACCAATTTGAATTTGGTATTTCATTTGGCTTATTCTTATTATTTATACATATAACGTTCATTATTCTATTTTATATCTTTTATTATTAAATTCAATTACAAAGATAGTAAAAAATAAATAATATTTGTTTTAATTTTATTAAAAAATGTTTCTTTTATTTTAATATTTGTTTTCCTATACATTTTACCTGTAATAGTGTCTTTCATATGTTCTATATTATTATATGTTTTATTTATAAATCTAAATTCATTATCTTTTAATTTATATACTGCTATAACATTATATATTGGTTCTACAATATAATTTGTACCACCACAAGTTCTACATGTTCCGAAAATATATTGTCCAAAATCATTTTTGTTCCACGTTTCTTTTTCACCATTACAATTATTACATTGTTTTCCAGGTATAGTTTCTAATTCATTATATAAGAATTCACCATATTTTTTTAATATAGAATTTTTTATATCATTTTCATTCTTGTTTACTTGTTTTAATAGGTAATTATATATGTATATTTTTATATTTTTTAACATGGGTTTTATCTTTTAAGGTTATATGGTTTAAATATAATAATTATTATTTTAATAATCAATTAAAATATCTAAATTTTTTGGTGAAACTAAATTACCACCAAAATATGGTTTTAATATATATCTAAAAGGTATGTACCATTTACTACTTCTTTTATATTTTTTATATATTATTTTATCTTTATAATATAATAATATACCATATTCATTATTATATATTATTAATTTTATTTTTACTTCTTCTTCTGGATTAATGGTACAAAGTAATTCACTATTAAATATATAATTATTATGTATGAAACTATATAAATTTATATTCTTATTATTTTCACATATCCACCCTATTCTTAATGAATTTTTCATGTGAGTATAATCATCTGATAATCCAAATAATTTATTTATATCGTATGAATTTTCATTATTTTTATCGATAGGATATAAACAATTTTCTTTAAAAATTACTGTAAAATCAATTTCTTTTTTTATTGTGAAATCAAAATAAAAATTACTATGATGATTTCCTTGTTTTATTGAAAAATTTTTCATATATTAGTAAAATTAAAAAAAACTAAATTATTTTTTATTTTAAATAGTTAAAATATGCCTTATATTATCAAAAATATTAGTAGAACTAATAAAAGATTTAAAGAACCTGTTCCAATTACATTAGAATTTAAAGATGATTTTGGTTGTATGATTAAACATGTTATACAACCAGACGATTCAATTATTTTATATTTTATACCTGCAACTGCAAAAATTATGCATATAAATAATATGATTAGTATTGACCATATTAGTAGTAATGATGTTAAATTATTCTCAATTAAATCTGAAAATACTATCACACCAGATATTAATGAAGATATTATTAATAATAGTATTGAAACAAATAGTGATGATATTACTAAAATAAATATTTCAGATAATAATATTAATGAAGAAGAGGGTATTGATATTATTATTGATGATAATGGTATTTCGGAAAGTGATGTAAAAACAAAAAGGAAGAAAAATTAATTTCTTCCTTTTAAAAATAAACACAAAAACAACCTAATCTTCAAATTTCAATTTTTCTTTTTTAAGTAAAATTTCTTTATTATATAATTTATTTTCAACTTCATCTAATGTATCACCGAAATTGAATACTAATCTTTTATTTGGTGTTTCATTTTCAGAATATTCCCAAGCTAGTGCAATTATGCCATCTGCACCATCATTATAAGTATAGTAATCATTTTCAGTTAATAATTCCATATCTAATCTTCTATTCTCGATAATGTATGTTGATTCTATATATTTTTTATATGGTCTAACAACTTGGTTTGAGCAAATTGTAGACCATCCTTCACCAACAACATCATCAATTTTATCTTCATTAGTAAAATAAAATCTAAACACATTTTCATTTTTTTCTGTGTAGATATCAACTCGTTCAATATATGATAATAATAACATTATTTATTATTTTTTTTAATATAAAATTTATTTTGTATATGTTTAATAAAAATAGGAAATGATTCAGGTATTATTGAAGTTGTACCATTTTCAAATGCAACATGTTGTTTATAATATTCTTTAATGATATTAAATAATTCAAGATAATCTTCATCAGTTACATTTTCAGTATTAATATTATCTTTAAGTAATAAATATTCATCTAATGAAATTGTTACCATTGGTTTTAGATATTCCATTTTATTTATTATTTTTCTTTTGTAAAAGTTGTTTATACCATTCAACTCTTTTTTTAGTTACAATTTCTAAGTCAAATTCATCTTTTACAGAATTAACAAAATTTTCTGTCATTTCAGTAATTAATGTTGGGTTATTAATAATTCTTTTAACAATTTTAGTAAAATCTCTTTCATCTTTTGCTACAAAACCATTTACACCATTTGTAATATATTGTGTATATAGTGGTACATTATAAACAATAGGTAGACAACCTTTAAGATATGCTTCAACCAATTTAAGTGGTGACTTACATAAGTTAAATTCATTATTAACTAATGGTATTAATGATACATCAATTTCATCATAATGATTCATGTATGTATTAATATTTTTTGTATAAAATCTTTTATATGGTTGAGAGTCTAAATCATCATATATTTCATCATTATATTTTTTTAAATATTGTAAATAATTTTCATCTTTAATTAATTTATAATTATCGGTAAAAATTTCTTCATATTTAACCCATACATTTTCTTGTGGTGAAATTGGTTTTTCAATATATTGAACAAAATGATTTTTATACTTATCTTTTAAATCATCAGGTATAGTACTCATTTTATTAATATCACCATTAACTTTATTGAATTGAACCATTACATCTCTTAATCCTAATCCTCTACCACTAATTTCTTTCATTAAATCAGGATTAATCATAGATTGTCTTGAAGAACCTCTTAAATCAAAACCATGTAAACTAAATGTTGCTTTTTCTTGAATATTTTTATCGCTAGAAAAAACTTGAAACATGTCAGTTAATTGTTCAATATCTTTTAGGTGTGATGAACCACCAATGTAACCAAATCTAATTTTATTAGATTCTTTTCTTTTATTAGAAAATTGTGGTGTAATTGTTTTTGTTGCAGAGTTTTGAAAATCCATTACTTCTTTATTGTATTTTTTTAATACATTTGCGAAATATGGTGTAGTTGTGCTAACAGCATCAACATATGATAAAACATTAAATATTTTTAAATCAAGATTTTCTGCTTTAATACTATGATACATTGGATGTGTTGGGTGTAATGATGGATTATCATCTAAATCAACAATTGTTACAATGCCATTTGCATCAAAGAAATCTTTTAATTCTTGTAATCTATCAAATGTATTGAAGCCTTGATGTGTATGTATAATATTAAATTGTTTTAAATATTCAAAATCATTAAAATTAACGTCTTGATTAATAACGACATCAAATTCATCTGAATGATTTTTATTTAACATTAGTGAGGGGAGGTAAGTTCTCCAATAGAATACACCAGCAGAATCTCTATTGGCTAAAAGAATTTTAATTTTACTCATTTTAAAAAAGTTTAAAATACTATTTATAATAAAAGTTTAAGTATTGTTTTTCAAACATACATAAAAAAATTAATAAATCCTAATAAAATGATAAATAAATTATTTTCTTTATTCACATCGTTAGAAATTAAAAATAAATTAATATTATCATTAATTATGATAATACTAATATTGCTTTCAATGTATGGTTGTGAACATAATAATAACATAGATAATAAAAATCTTGTATTAAAGCAACAAGAATTTAATAAAGTTTTGGGTGATTCTATTAAACTTTTATATAATGTTAATGGTACTATAACATCACAAAAAACAGTTCTTTCAGCAAATTTAGATTTATTAAAACAAAATAATAATTTATTATCTGCTAATTATAAAGATTTAGCTACTAGATTTAAGAAAGATAAAAATATTATATCTGTTTTGAATCTTAAATTAATGACATTAAAGGATAGTATAAAAAATAGTAAACCAATTGAAATAACTGATACATCAATTACATTTAAAGATAGTACAAATGGTTTAGATTATGAAATAACTGTTTTAAATGTAAAACCTTTAAAGGGTGCTGAATTAAATATTAAAAAAATAAAAATTTATAATGATGTTGCTATTGATTATAAATTTGATAAGGATGGAAAAATTTTATTAGATGTTACACCAAAAGATGGTTCTACTAAGGTGTTGAGTCAAGATGCAATTATAACTGATAAAATAAATAAAGAAGAAGTAAGTCCTTCTTTTAAAGATAAATTAAAGAAAAAATTAAATAATATTTTTTCTCCAACTAAAATTACATCAACATTAACAAAAGTTGGAGTTGGTATTGTAATTGGAATCGCTATTGTAACATTACTATAATATGGAAATTAAAAATAAATTAGATGAATTTATTGATACACTTGATGGACCTATTCATCAAATATCTGGTGATGAACCACAATCTTCAAATAATAAAAAAAGTATGTCAAATAAAACTACTGACCAATCTGCTGATATGAAAACGTCACCACAAACTATGGCTTTTAACTGGGGGTTAGGTTATTTTTCTGGTCCAATACTTGAAAGTGAAGATATTAAAGAAAATATCCTTGATAAAAAACAATATAATGCATTTGATTTATTAAATATAGATGAAGATGCACCATTACCAGAAGATGAAACAGAAAATATTGAATATTTAGATAAAACTAAATATTTTATATCGGTTTTTAATGATTACTTTGATGATAATGAAAAAATAACTGCTTTTAATTATTTATTAAAAAATTTAGATTTATCTACTATTGATAATAAATATAAAAGTAATATAATAAAAACACTAAAAAATAAATTATCTTAATTATATATGTCTAATCGTAATAATTTTAATATAGATGCTATTTTATTTAATGATAGTTATTACGATTTTACATTATCTTTTAATGAAAAAAATGATTTTAAAAATAATAATTTAATGAATTACTGTGGACCACAAATTGAAACTGATGGATTATTAGCTTGGTATAATACTTCTAATATAGATTCTTGGAATAATAATACTGGTTTTACTATAACTTCATTAGTATCACCTTCAACAGTAATTACAACAGCGACAACTATATCTGATTACGGTTTAACAGCATTTGATGTTGGTTTAACTAACGTAATGAGTGGTGCTACATTAACATTAAGTAATAGTGATAGATTCTTATCACTTAGTTCAGTGAAGTATAATAATATTAGTGGAAATACATTTAGTGTTGGTAATATTACACCAGTAACAGGTGGAACAATGGGTACTTATTTCAATTTAAGTGGTGGTTCTTATTTTCAGGGTGTTTTTAAATATCAAGGTTATGGTACAGAATTTTTACCGCCAAGATATAGGTATGGTATTACAATAGATAGTTGGATTAATATTGAATCAAATACATTTACATCAATTACTGGTAATACTGATGGTATATTATTTTATATTGGTGCTAGGGCAGAAAATAAATATACATTATCACTTTTAAATTCTAGTTTAAGTGGTATTACAGAAAGTGGGTTAACTACATCTTACGGTAATACATTAGGTCCTGATAGTTCTGATTTGGAAGATTCTATATATGGTAATGGTATTGCATTTAAATTTAATAAAAATAAAACAATAACATTAAGAAGAATAGATGAATATGGTTCAATAAATGAAACTACATCTGATAAGATAGTTACAACAACTGGTTGGACTAATATTGTAATTACATATAAACCATATGAAGATTTAGATTTAACATGCCCTAATATTAACCCAAGATTAGGTGATTTATCAATATATATTAATGGTAGATTATTTTGGTTATTAAATGATTATTTAGAATTTTATACAACTGATATTAATACAACAAAAGAAAAATGTGTTGGTGTTGGTTATAATATTTCATTTGGTGGTGGAACACAAGGATTATCTAATTCTTATAGGTTTAATACTGGTAGTACTTTTGTACAAATACCAGAACAGAAAGATTTATTAATTGAGAAAAATTTTAATGGAAGCTTTACTGGTGGTATACAAACTTTAAGAATTTATAATAAATCATTAAATGTTAGTAGTATTATTAATAATTATAAGAGTGAGATGAATCTTTATGGTAAAACTACAACTTTTGGCGGTAGACTTATTAATTTATAAACTATTAATTTTAGTCTTTTTTTACTGTTTGGTAATTTTTTGCAACTACTATTTAACCATAAATGGTTTATAATTGTAAAAAAGAAAACTCTAACTCAAAGTTATTAAATTCTAAGTTATTTGAATATTTAAGTATTGTTGATTTCTTTTTACTAGAATAGTAAATTCTACCAAGTTTATTTATATTATCATTAAATGATAAATCATCAAATAAAATACCATTATCATTAAAAACATATTCATTAACTTCATCTTTATTAATAAGATTAAGTTTTTTTAGTTTATTAATGATATTAGTACCTGTACTAGGTGATTTAAATCCAGCTTGTTTAGCTAAACCTTTTCTAGATAAAGTAAAATTTGTATTTCTATTATTTTTAATAAATTCAGTAATTAATTTACTGTTGTCAATATTATTGAGTATTAATTTCACACTGTGTTTATCATTCAACAAAAGTTCTGATAATTTATTGTCTACTTGCTTATTAGCTTGTTTAACAACTTTTTTATCATATGTTGATATATGGTTTTTATTATCGGTGATTTTTCTACCTATTACTTTTTTGACATGTTTTTGTTTATAAGCGTTTTTCTGTTGTTCAATATTATTATTGAACTTATAACTATACAGAATTAACTTAAATTTTTCTTTTGCATCATTAGATTTTTTACCATAATTTATTTTTGTATCCCAATATTTAATATTATGTATATCATAAACTTTTTTACCATTAATTATTAAATCATCATTTATTATACACCCATCAGAATCACATTTGGTATTTAAACCATAAATAACTTCTTTTTTAATTTTTAATGAATTAAATTTTACGTCAGAAGTTTGTCTATCATAATTATTTTTGTATCCAAGATATTCAATTATTTTACTTTTCGCTCCAATAAATAAACTACCATTACTATCTGTCCACAATAATCCTTTTTCTTTCAAAAGAGAAATTCTCTTCCTAACAGAAGATTCACATAAACCAAGCTCACCTGACAAAAACACATACTTCTTCCTGTAATTGTGAATACAACCACAATTAGTCAAACCTTTTAGTTTAAAAAAGAACTCTACAATAGTAAAATCTTCTTTTGAATCTAAATGATTTAAAATAACCTTTGGAATTGATATGTACGTTTTTTGTTTAATAAAGTTTATTGGATTAGAATATCTCGCTAAGATATAAAAATAAATCGATATTAACAAACAATTAATAAAAACTATTTTAAACAAACTAAGGTTTTAACTATTTATAATTAAAGCACCTTATAATGACTAAAATTAAAGTGGTAGGAACAAATGTTCCAAATTCTAATGTTTCTATATTATCGAATAGTGAATTTGCAAATGTAAATACAATATTCAATATAGGTGATTTTAATATTACCACTAATCTTAATAAAAGAAAAATTAATGACTACACAACAACATTAACTTCTTTTTCAAAACCAATAACATTAGATACATTAGGTGTTGATTTTAATAATATTGATAAACATTTAAACACAAATAATAATTTAAATATAAATTTTGATAAAAAGAATTTATATAATTATGCTTATTATGGTTCATTATATGATAGAATAAGAACATCAGTTGATAATATTATATTAAATTGGTGTGGTTCATTATTTGTTAATAAATACAATAGTGGTAATAATTATAATACAATAATAAATTATAATTATAATCATTATGACGATATAAGTAGTTTTAATATTCCGCTATTTTTAGTTGAAAATAAATTTTTATTAGATTTAACTAATAATATAATTAGTGATACAACATCTGATGATATAAAATTATTATCACAACAATATTTAAAATATAATGTTTTAAATTTAGATACAGCAATTGAATATCCTGTATTAAGTTTTACTGGTTTAACTAATAGTAACCAAACTACATTATATTTTACAGTTAAAGGTAATCCATTTCCAACTGCATCAGGTGGAACATTATCAACATCATATCATATAAAACCAAATGAGACTGAATACGCTTATTTTTATAATAAATTAGATGATTTCGAAAAATACTTAATCAATACTGATAGTACACCTAAATTTACTATTTCAGTAAAAGTACCTATTATAAATGAAGATGATGATATATTAATTTATAATGATAAAAACTATACATGGACAACAAATGATGGTTATAATATTGATATAGATACTAGTTCATTTAAAACATATTTAAATGATTTAATATCATTATCAACAATATATGATGAATTTAAAACAGATATCATATATAGAATGTTAATTCCTTCATCAGTTACAAACACTGATACAACAGTTTATAATAAATCAAAACAAATTAGTAGAATTTTAGGTAGAGAAGTTGATGAAATCAAGAAATTTATTGATGGTATAGCTTTTGTTAATACAATTTCATATGATAAAGTTGAAAATACACCTGATTTATTTATTAAAAATTTAGCACAAACACTAGGTTGGAAAACTTTTAATACATTAGAAACTGATGATTTATTTAATTCTATATTTAGTAAAGATATTCAAGGCGTTAATAATTCTTTATCGGCAAATGAATTAGATATTGAATTTTGGCGAAGAATATTATTAAATACAAATTATTTATTTAAATCAAAAGGTACTAGAAAAGCTATTGAAGCTATTTTTGCATTAATAGGACTACCTGATTGTTTTATTGAAGTAAATGAATATGTTTATACTGTTGAAGGTAAAATAAATCCAAACGATACATCGTTACCTGATTTAATATATCCATTAAATGAAGAATTAACTACACTTCCATATGATAGTGAAGGTTATCCTATTGCATCAAATGAAATAAGTGATTATTATTTTCAAATATCTGGTGATACAGATTTTGGTCAAAGTTATTTAGATGTATATAGAAAATTAGGTTTTAAAATACATAAAACTATTGATAATAGGAAATCTTGGGTATTTTCAACAGGAAAAACAACGCATTATGATGATTTTACAAATACAGAAACCAATTATAGTATTGATAGTAGTAAATTAATTATTAATACAAAAGAAATCGGTATTTTTGTTGACCCTATTAAAGCAATTGAATGTGATGTTTATGATTATAACTTTAATTATAATTATCCTGTATCTTCAACAGGGAGAACAACACCACCATATCCAGATAGATTGTCAAATATATTTAATGTATCTGGATTAACATTTAATGAATATATATTTGATATATATAGTAAATTCATTAATGTTCAAAACAGAAAAGTAGTTGAAGCTAGTAACGGTATAAACTATCCATCATTATATAAATTATATGAAGATTATTTATTAAGAACTTATAGTGAAAATGGTACACTATCAAAACAATATGATATTAAAAGAATTTTTAATTATATAAAGAAATTTCAAAATCAATATCAAAATTTTATGTTTCAATTAATCCCTGCAACAACAATTATTGCAGAAGATGGTATGAAAGTTAGAAATACTATATTTACCGAACAAAAATTTACATATAAACACGGTATAGATGATAGTTCTGAGTTCAGTAGTAATCAACCAATATCCACTGAAACATCATTAAATAATATCAAACAAATTGGTATTACTTTTAATGAACCAATAGTTAATAAAACATATATATTTAAATCTTTGGGTGTAGCTAATTTTACTGGTACAAACGATAATACAACAAATACTAGTAATTTATTAATAAAAGTAAGTCAAACTATTAAACCAAAAGATAGGTGGACAACATCATTATTTAGTTTTGATGTACCTTCATTTACTATGTCAGGTACAACAAAAATAGGTTCACTACCATTAAATAATAGCGTATATTATATTGATACAACAACAACTGGTAAAACACTATCATTTATTTTTACTGGAAATACTACATCATTAACAGGAAACACTGAATATGGTATTTTTAATTATAAATTATTTAATTATAATAATAGTACAACTGAATTTAATACTACATCAGTTTATGATAAAACTGTACCACATAGTTATTTTAGTGGTGGAACTAATTTATACACAGATATTATTAATAATACATCATTAACTGGTGATACTGAATATTTAATTAAATCATATTATACATATAATAAAAACACTACAACAGGTGAAACAATTGATTTCTATACTAACAATGAACCTTATAATGTATTTACATTAGTTGATTACCCACAAAATCAGGATAAATATGAATTCTATTATGATTATAGTAAATATAAAAATTATACAGGAACAACTTATTCAACAGAATCAGATTATAGTGCATTAAGTTTTCCTTACAAAACATATGATTCATCAGAAGATTGGTATTTTGTTGTAGTTAAATCACCAGAAAAACCATCTTTATTAAATTTAACACCAAATAGTACCACAAGTGTTTTAGGAACATATATTACTGAAACATTTTCACCAGACATTAATGGTAATGTAATATTATCATATATACCTAATGGTGATATAACATTAACATTAAATGGTATTACATTAGTTAAAAATGTTGAATATAGTGGTGTTACAAATGTTATAGCACCATTAACAGATAGATTATTTTATATTGCCATACCAACAATTACAACAGACACTGTAACAGTTTCTTATGTTATTAATAGTTTAGCATCAGAAATGATTAGTGAGAGTGAAGTTGTCAATTATGTTATACCAAGTGGTACAACACAAACAGCTGGTAAAAAAATACTATATGATACAAGTATTAATAAATATGTATTCTTTTCAGATAATACAAATATTGGTGATACTAATAGAGTACAAATAAGTTTAAATGGTTTAATACAAGTACCTACAACTGATTATAGTTTATCTACATTAGTTAGTAATAAAATTATTATTAATACTAATTTAGAAACTAATGATATTGTAACCGCCTATTATGTTGATAATAGTACAACAACAATATATACCATTACAACTAATCCATTTACATTTGAATGGTCAATAGGAAAACAAATACCAATCGAGAACGGTATTTTCACACTTAAATTTGCTGATTTAATAGATACAACATTTACAAATGTTTTAGCTACTGGAACTACACCATTTATATCAGGTGAAAATATATTTGATTTAACTGTTGATTTTAGTACACCACAATATAGTGGATTAACACTAGGAAATGTTTATAATATAATGGTTGATAGCACTAGATATTTCACTGGAATAACTGGTACAATAGTTCCTGTAACTACTAGTAGTGATTACACTATGGTTAAAATACCTATTTAATAATAAAACATTAATATGGAAATAAATATAAAAAATGATTTTGATATTAAATTAATATCAACAAATAAATTAATAAAAGAAGTTGAAAATTTACATACAATTGATAGTTCAGCAAAAGAATTAATTAATATTCTAATAGAACAAATAATTAAACGTGATAATTATATTAAATGAATGTGAAAATTGGAAATATTATAGTTAATAATTTAATTTACAAAATTAATTTTAATCGATTATCAAATAATAATATTTTTAAATTTAATATAATCGATAGCTACGGTTTTGAAATAATTAGTTCTAACTATGAATATATTTTCATTATTTTTGATAGCAAAATAATTAAATTAATTGATTGTAAACTTGATATTGAATCAAACAAAATTAATTATCAAAATATACAATATTTTGATTAAAATCCAACCAATGATGTTAATTGACTAGTATAAGATTTTAACTTTTCAGCAACAATAGATGTAACTACTGGTAATATTTTCTTTTTAATTAATTTAATTAATTCATTATATATTAATGTTGTAAATTTATTTTTTAAGGCTTTAATAACACAAATTATTGTATTTTTATTATTTTTAATAATATCTAATTCATTATTAGGAAATAAAGAAGTAGCATTATCTTTAATATAACACTCGGCAATATTTTGTACAATTAGAAATTGCGGTGATAATATTGCGTTTTTAACAATAATAAAACTAGTAGCTTTAATAATATCAGATGTTAATTTACTTTGCATAGCAGATTTATCTTTAAACCTTGATAAAGTTTTACTATTATTTAAAAACTCTTGTCTTTTTTGCTTACTACTATCATCACTATATTTAACATTAATATCAGAATCATTAATATTATTATTTAATGATGTACTAATCGCATCAATAGGGTTGGTAGAATTAACTATATTATTAATTTCATCTTTTGATAAAGAAACTTCACCGTAAGAACAATCAACATCAATTAAATTACCTTTATTTGCTTTATCTATTGATGTTTGTAAATTTTTTAAATCATTATCATTTAGATTAAATATTTCATTATTAATATCTTCACTATCGATAATTTTATTTAAAATAAGGTTAGTAGTTTCATTTTTCAATATTTGGTTTTGAGTACTACCCATTAACTTATAATTACTACCAAATAATAATTGTAATACCTCACTAACAATTATTTTACTAGATATAAAATTAGTATCATCTATTATTTTATTCAATAAACTAATTTGTGTATCACCACCAATAATAGGTGTTAAAATAACATCCTTACCATCAAATGCATAATTATAAAAAGTATCACTAGCAATATTATTATCTAAAAAATTAATAATAGAATTATAAATTTTTCCACCTGTTTTTTTACTTTCAGTAAAAATAATATTATTACTATCTCTAATTTTTAAATTACCATTTGGGTCAATTTGAGAAATATTTATTTTAATTTTAATATTGGTATCTAATAATTTATTATTACTAATATTTAAAACTTGATTTTTTAATTGTTCCTTTATAATTATATTAAATTCATTGGTATGTTTTACTATAATATCACTAATCAATTTTTTAGTGTTTTCAACACCTTGTAAAGTAGTTAATAATGATACAAAAAAAGGAACAATATCTTTTGTGTTTAAATCAACATCAGGATTAAAAGAATCTAAAAAATCTAATTTATTTAATGTAGCCAAACTATCAGATAATGAATTTATTGATACAACTGAATCTAAAACTGATTTTTTATCCGAAATCAATGACATAATATACTTTATATTTAAATAGTTTAATTTAATATATTACATTTAAGAAAATAATTTTTAAATATAATTAGGATATATTACTTTTTTTACCTATTATTGTAATATATAAATATTTTTACTATGGAAATCAATTTAAAGGAATTAGCAAAATTACAAAAGACACTAATGGAAACTGATGTTTCAGGTAAAACAAGTGATATAGTATCTAATATTATTTTAATGGTCCTAAATGATGAAAATTTTGTTGATGAAACTGATATTGGTGATAATGATGAAATGCCTATCACAACATCTATAATGATTAATACACTAATTAAAAATAAAATCTTAACAATTAAATAAAATGGCAGTATCAAAAAATAGAAAAAACCATGCGAAAAAGGTCGCTAGTTTTAAACAAAAAAGTGTTGAAGCTAAGAAAAAACAAGAAAAAATGTTCAGAACTATGGTTGATGAATATATAAAAAAACAACAAGGACTAGAAGAACAGCCTTCGGCAGAAGTAATTAACTAATTTTTTTAAGTTTTCAACATAAATTAAAATGGCTGTTTCAAAAAGTAGAGCAAAAAAAGTATCATTAACCGATATTGAAGATTATACACCATCAGTACATAAAGTATCGGTTAATAATTTAAATAATAAAGGTAAAACAAATAAAATTAGTGATTTTTTAAAAAAATCTGATATAGATAAATCACCAATTATTTTAACAGAAAAACAATTATCTTTACAAAAAGATATTAGAAATAATATATTAACAATTATATCAGGACCAGCAGGTACATCAAAAACATTATCAGCATGCTATGCTGCACTAACATTATTAGCTGACGGTAAAGTTGATAAAATAATCCTAACCAAACCAATGGTTGAATCTGGTGAAAATATGGGTTTTCTCCCTGGAAATGAAGATGAAAAAGTAAGTCCGTATATTGAATCTTATTATAGTAATTTTGAATTAATTATCGGTAAATTTACACTTGAATTATTAAAAACAGGTGGTTTTATTATTGTACAACCATTAGCATTCATGCGTGGTAAAACATATTCTAATTCAGTAATGTTAATTGATGAAGCACAAAATTGTACAATGCAACAATTAATGTTATGGTTAACACGTACAGGAAGAGAGAGCAAGGCAATTATTATGGGAGACGTTTCACAATTCGATATCAAACGAAGAGATGTTAAATTACTAGATTTTATTAATATGGTTAAAGATATTAAAGATATTAAAATATTTGAATTTTCTACTAAAGATATAATGAGAAGTCCATTTCTTATTGAAGTTGTTGAAAGATACGAACAATATAAAGATGAACAAATAAATAATAATAAAGAAACCACTAACTTTTGGGGTAAGAAAATATTAAAAGGATAATTTATGGAACAAAAAATAATTAATATTTGTATTGATGATGTAATAAGAGATTATTCAGGTACATTTATATATTTATATGAACAAACATATCCAGATAGAGATAAAATAACTGATTTAAATCCTTATGATATTAATAGATATTTTTTTAATAAAAAGGAAGAAGAAGAATTTTTACATTTAGAAAATCAATTTGAATTACTCGGCATGGCAACAGAATGTTATCAAGGTTGTTCGCAAGACTATAATAAAGTAAAACAATTTTTAAATGACCAAGGTTATTTAGTTAGATTATGTACTACTGAACAATACAAAGCACAACCAACAACATTATATTTTTTAGCAAAACATGTCATTCAGTCCGATGAAATAAAATTCTTTAAAAATAATTTGGAAATTACAGAAAATTGTTCTATATTGCTATCAAGCAACCCAGAAATACTGTCAGTTAAAAAAGATGGTATGGTAGTTGTAAAACTAGATATGGAATACAATAAAAATATCTCTACCGAATATTCTATTAGAGAAATAAAAGATTTACCTAAAATTATACTTAAATTATTAAAATAAATAAAATACAATGAGTGAATTAAATGAAAAATTAGAAAAAATTAAATTATCAAAAGAAAACATTTTAAATAAAAATTTTAAAGTAATGTTTTTTATGATTCAACCAGATGCTGCTTGTGCATCTGTAATCGAAATTTATAATCATGTTAAAATCCTAAGAGGACTTGGATATGATTCACAAATTTTAACAGATACAGATGAATATGTTGTACCAGAATGGTTAGATGACGATTTGAAAGTATTACCACATATTTCATCAAAAGTTAATTTTAATATTTCAGTTGAAGATTTCCTAATTATCCCTGAAATCTTTACTAATGTAATGGAACAAATCACTCAATTGAATTGTGGTAAAGTTGTTCTTTTACAATCATATGAAAATGGATTAAAAGGTTTACTACCAGGTGAACAATGGGGTGATAAATATGGTATTACTAATGTAATTACCACAAATGAAAATTTAACTGAATTTGTTAAAACTAATATGTCACAAAATTATGATGTAAAAAATTATACAATCGGTATTCCAGAATATTTTAAAGAACCAACTAAACCAAAAGATTTAATTATTTCTTTTATAACTAGAAATCCACAAGAAGCTAGTAAAGTATTTAAATTATTTTATCTAAAATACCCACATTATAGATTTGTTTCTTTTGAAGATTTAAGACCAACAAAAAGAAGTGAATTTGCTGATAAAATGTCAAAATCAGCTGCAACATTATGGATTGATAGAATCGCTAGTTTTGGTACAACACCAATCGAAGCAATGAAATGCGGTTCAGTACCAATTGGCTTTATCCCAGATTTAAGACCAGAATATATTACAGAAAAAAATGGTTACTGGACAAATGATATTCTTCAAATGCCAACACTAATTGCAAATTTTATTGAAGATTTTATTCAAGATAAAATCGATGATAGTTTCTACAATGAAATGAGAGAAACAGCTTCAAAATATACTATCGAAAATTCAAATAAATCAATTGAAGATACATACAAATATTTCTTCAACAAAAGAGTATTAGAATTCAATAGATATCTTGAACCAGTTCAAACCACAACAGAAACTGTATAAATAACTAATAAATATAAAATAAAATATATAAAATGAAAGAAATTTTAGAAAATATCTCAATTGTAATACCTATCAATGAACTTACGAAAGATGATAAAGTTTTTCTTGAAAAAGCATTGGAATCAATTGATAAAAATAACTTTACACCAAAATCAATCAATCTTGTTCTTACAAAAGAAGTTAAAGAATATGATATAAATGATTTAGTAAAAAAATATAACTTAAACGTTATTATTAATAAAGGTAATAGTGATTACTGTTCACAAATCAATTTCTTTGCAAAAGAAAAATGTGTTACAGAATATTTTATTCCATTGGAACTTGATGATGAATTAAGTGATAACGCCCTTAAAAATTATAATAAATATTCAAAAGCATATACAAATGTATCACTATTTTTACCTATTATTGTAGAAACTGACAATAAAGACAATTTCATGAAATTTACTGACACAGAAGCATTTTCAAAAGGCTTTTATCAAGATGGTAAAATTGGTGTTGTTACAAATAAAATGTTAGATAAATTAACATTATTATTAGTTACAGGTGGTATGTATAAAACAGAAGACTTTAATATTATTAATGGTTTTAAAAGTTCACTAAGTATTAGTTTTATCTATGAATATTTACTAAGAGCAACATTTAATGACCAAATTATTTATACAATCCCTAAAATTGGATTATTACATAGAAATAATAGAGAAGGCTCTTATTTAGATATTTTAAATAAACGTGGTATCACACAAGAAGAAGTTACATTCTGGTATGAAACGGCAAAAAAAGAATACTACTTTACCGATGAAAGAAAAGTAGAATATATTTTATCTTAATAAAAAAAATGTAAGTAAAATAAATGAAACAATAATAGGATTATTCAAATATTTTACTTACATTTGTATATAATAATTAGAAACAATATTTTTAAAATAGTTTTATATATTTTTATATATTTTTAAATAATACAATATTTTATATATTATTTTAAACTATTTTTTAACCTAATTTTTTTTATAATGAATATTATTTAAATGTCTAAATTAAAAAAACCTGAAAAAGAAAATTACTTCGGGGAAAAAGAAGAAAAAGCTGTTATAGAATATTTATCCTCAAAAGATAATGATGAAAAAAATTATATCTATACAAAATATCTTCACGAACCTATCGAAAAATTAGTAAAAGGTTTATTACAAAAATACCCCAGATATGTAGGTAGTTGCGGTATAGATGAATTAGAAGCAAGAGCATACATACAAGTATATAATGCAATACAAGGATTCGATTATACAAAAATAGGAAAAGATGGTAAAAATGTTAAAGCATTTTCATACTTAGGTACTATATGTAACAACTACTACAAAACACACTCACTACAAGCAAATAAAAAAGAATCTATCAATGATGATATCGGTCAATATAATTTAGATTATATTGAACAACAAATCAAAGATAAAGCGTATATAGACGACAATATTAGTAGCGAAGCAGATGTACTAGACAAAATAGTTAATAATACCGTAGAGGCTCTTAAAAAGGAAATTAAAGAGAATAAAACATTAAGAGATGATGATATAAAAGTAGCAGAATCTATTATACTTATTTTAATGAATTATGAATATTTCTTCTACGAAGAAAATGATGAAAAATTAGAGTATACTAAAAGAGGAAAACTTAAAAAACAAAAAACATCAAATATATACACCAAAAATAAAATATTTTATATTTTAAAAGAACAAACAAGATTAGATACAAAAGATATTAGAAAATCAATACTTAAATTTAAAAGTCTTTATTTTATGGTGAAAAAAGATGTTGTAGGCTAAAAAAAAGTACCTTAATTGTAATAACTAAGGTACTTTTTTATTTTTTCAACTATTTATAATAAAATAGTTGATATTTTATTTGTTATATAAAATATAAATGTTACCTTTGTTATAGTTAAACTAATAGTGAATAATAATAAATTAAAAATTAAATTAAAATTATGGGATTTGAAACACAAAACACCGCAAAACCAGTAAAATGGTTAAAAGTTATCTCCGAAAAAAATGGCGATATTATCTTAGGAAAATTTTTCCAATTATCAGAAAAAAGGGATGGAAAATATGTACACACCCTAATAAAAAACTCAGCTAACTATCCACTACCATTTCATGGCTATCTATTGGATATTAAAGTTGATTCAGAAGCTACATATAAAGATTCAACAGGAAAGATTATTCCAGCACCAAATGTTAAATTTTCATTTACAGATGATGATAATGAAAATTATATTCTACAATTACCATTTACAAATAATGAAGGTAGAGTAAACAGTATGGTAAGCACCATGCTAAATAGTTTAGCAAATATTAAATCATATGGTTTAATTAAACTATCTATTATCAAAAATGAATCACAAAAAAACGGTAAAACAGAAATTAATTTCAATCTTACTTTAAGACATGATAAAGATTGGGTTAGCGGTTCAAAAGACTTTTTTAGATTCGCAGCACCAAAAGATGGTGGTGAAGATAAAACAAAAGCATCTTGGAAATATGACTTCAAAGCAGATGTCCCACCAACAATGATTAAAAAAATTGTCGATGGTGAAGAAGCTGAAATTAAAAATCATAAAAAACATCAACAATTTTATTTAGACGTAATTGAAAAAGATATCTTACCTAACTTATCTAAGGTTAATTATAATATCTTACCAACAACCCCTAAAACAGCAACTACACCTAGTAATGTAGTATATGAAGAAGAAGGTGGTTCTGATAATGAAATTTTAAGTGATGATGAATGGTCGAAAAAAGTAGGTGTCCCAACAGAAGAACCTAAAACATCGAAACCAAAAACAAATGCAGAAAAAATTGCAAGTCTTGGTGATGATGATATGCCATTCTAAATAAAACCCCTATATAAGTCACCTTAACTTTTAATCCCGTAAGATTAATTGTTTTGGTGACTTTATATTTTAAAGAATAACATATTCCATATCGGAATATGGAATAACTAATTAATGATATAAATAATAATATAATGAAAAAACCAGTAGATAAAAATATAGTAGATAGTAATGTTGAAAATACTATTGAAGATAAGAATATTCCAACAAGGAAAAAACCTATGGAAAAAAAGTCGTTTAGTTTAAATGATTTTAAACAAAAAAATAATTTAAATGATGAAGTTAAAGATAAAACATTAGATTATATTAGGGTTTCACCAGCATTTGAAGAAGCAACAGGATTAGGTATAGCTATCGGTTATGTTTCTATTGTAGCAGGGTTTTCAAGTGTTGGAAAATCTACATTAGTAATGGAAGCAATTGTTGGCTCACAAAAAAAAGGTATACTACCAGTAATTATTGACCTTGAAAATAATTTTTCATTTGAACGTGCAAAATTAATGGGTATGGAATTTGAAGAGGTTTGTGATGAAGAAACTGGTGAAATTAATGGTTATGATGGTTTCTTTTTATATATAAATTCACAATATATATTAGATAATTACGATAAAAAACGTAATAATAAGTTAAAAGAACCAACAATTGAAGGTTTAGCAGCTTGCATTAATCATCTTCTTGATGAACAAGAAGATGGTAATTTAGATTACTCATTATTAATTACATTAGATTCTATCGGTGTTCTTGCAGATGAAAAAAGTGCATTAGGTTCTAGAAATAATCAATTTGCTGCTGGTGCATATGCAACACAATTTCAATCATTATTAAATTATAGAATACCTGCTTCTAGAAAAATGAATAGACAATATACCAATACAGTGCTGGCGGTCAATAAGATATGGCTAGATAACATGAATGGAAGTTCTATTAAGATGAAAGGTGGTGAAACATTTTTTTATAGTGCCAGGGCAATTTATTTACTTGGTGGTCAATTAACACATGGTACAAGAAAACTTTATGCTGAATGTACATATAAAGGTGTAAAATATAGTTATCAATATGGTATTGAAGTAAAAGCTAAATGTATTAAAAATCATATTACTGGGGTTAGTACTGAGAATAAAATTATTAGTACAATGCACAAATTTATTTCTGTTGATGGTGTTGAGGAATACAAAAAAGAAAATAAATTATTTTTATTATCTAAATTAGGTATTCCAGAAGATGCTGATGTTGAAATAAAAACAACTGAAATTGTTACAAAAGATGAAGATGTAGATTAAATAAAATACCCCCTTAATTGGGGGTATTTAAAATATAATATATATGAATAATATAGAAATTTTAAAAAATAAATCTTTTAAAATTTTTGGTGATAAATTTAATTTTGACAAAGTTTTATCATTTAAAAATTATAATGATATTATAACAATAACTTGCAATATTCATGGTGATTTTGATAATAAAATAAGTAATTTTATTTATTCAAAACATGGATGTTCATTATGTGCGAAAGAATATAATTCACAACAAAGAAGTTTTACTAACGAAGAATTTATTAATAAAATAAAAAATATATATGGTGATAATTTTTTATATGATAAAGTAATATATAATAATATAAATAAAGATGTAATTATTGGTTGTAAAAAACATGGGTATTATAATATAAAAGCATCACAATTATTAGACAAAACATCTTGTAAAGATTGTAAAAATGATGAATATAAAAATTTATTTATTAATAAATCAAAAGAAATACATTTAAATAAATACAATTATAATAATATAAAATATATTAATTGCAATACTGCTGTTGAAATTCAGTGTAATAAACACAATACTTTTTTTTATCAAAAACCTAAACATCATATAAATGGTTCAACAAATTGTGAACAGTGTTTAAGTGATAAAACAAATAAAAGTAATGAATGCTTTATTAAAGAATTAATTAACACTCACGGTGATAAATATAAATACGATAAGGTTAAATATATAAATTCAAAAACAAATGTTATTGTTACCTGTAATAAACATGGTGATTTTGAAACAATTTCTAGTTATTTAATTGGTAAAAATGCCACAGGATGTCCTAAATGCGGTACAGAAAAAACATCAAATTCATTAAAAATGAGTTTAGAAGATTTTTTAATAAAAGCAAAAAAAGTTCACAGTAAAAATAAATTTAATTATGATAATGTAATTTTTAATTCAAATAAAGATAAAATTGATATTTATTGTAATAGTTGTAAAAAAAGTTTTAAACAAAAATTATCACACCACATATCTAGTCAATGTGGTTGCCCATATTGTAATGAATCCCTAGGCGAAAGAAAGATAAGTAAATTACTAAATGATAAGAATATAAAATATATACCACAACATAAATTCAGTAATTGCAAATATAAAAAAGTATTAACTTTTGATTTTTACCTACCTGAATATAATTTATGCATAGAATACGATGGAGAACAACATTTTAAACCAATAGAATGGTTTGGTGGTGAAAAATCTTTTATTGAAACGCAAATTCGTGATGAAATTAAAAATAAATACTGTAAAGATAATGATATTAATTTATTAAGAATACCTTATACAGATAAAAATATAATAAAAACCTTAGAAGAATATTTACTAAACAACACACCTTTATGAAACTTCAATTTTACATACCATTCCTTATAGGACAGTTAACACTTATATTAATTTACTATAAACTTATAATAAATACATATTTCTCTTGGTTTTATGTATTTCTTCCTGCAACTACATTAGTAGGTGTAATAGTAACACTTATATTAGGTGTAGTTATTTATAATAAATATTTTAATAAAAATTATAAACCGTAAATAATATTAGATTATTAGGTTAATTAAAAATAATAGTTTAAATTTGTATATACTAAATTAAAAATAATGAATAGAGAAAGAAATATTACTATTGTCAATATAATATTATTATTAATGATTATTGGTTTAGGTATTTTACAGTATATTAAAACAAATAGTAAACCAAAATACTTACATACAATAGTTGTTAGTTTTTGCGATGAAAGAGAATCTGTTGTATTAAAACTACAAAGCAATACTAATGAAGCACTTACTTTTGAAGACATTGAATCTTATAGCCCAACTAAGGTAAAGTATCACAATGTTTGTGATTTAGAAACTATTGAAATAAAGAAAAATGAATAATAAGATAATATGTAAATCTTGTGGAAATATAATTAATCCAAGATTAGGTTATTGTTTTAGTTGTGCAGATATTGATTTAAGAATAACAAAAAGTTTAAATAATTTAAAAAATTTACTTAAAAAACATTTAAAATGGAAATAATTAGAATAGTACTATTATTATATACTATAATTTTTGGATTATATTATACGGGGTTGTATTACAAAACAAAGGATAATTGGGATTTATTTCTAGCTGCACTGAATATATTAGCAGTATTATTATATTTAACGCATTAATAAATGAACAATACATTATTAGTTGATGGACATTACTTATTAAAGCGTTCATTTTTGGTTAAATCAAATTATTACACACATGAATTTGGTAATATTAGTGGGTTATTTAATTTTTTTCTTACACTAAGAACACTTACTAAGGAATTAAAAATTAATAAAATATTAGTATGTTGGGATGGTGAGAACGGTGGAAAACCAAGACATAACATTTGTAAAAACTATAAGGCTAACAGAAAAAACAAATCTTGGTATAATAAAATTAATTTATCTGAGGCTGAAATGAAGAGAGAGCAAGAATCAAAAGAATCTCTTTTAAAGACTAAGGTAAGAATCCAACAATATTTAGAAGAATTATTTATTCGTCAATTGAGTGTTGAATTTATTGAAGCTGATGATTTAATTGCGTATTATTGTAAGTTATATCATACAACTGAAAATATTACTATTTTTACTAATGATAGGGATTTATGTCAGTTAATACAATATGATACAGTTAAGTTGTATTTAGCAAATAAAAAAATAGTTATAACAAAAGATAATTATTTTCTTCATTTCAATCATCATTATAAAAATATTGCTTTGATTAAAACTTTTTGTGGTGATATTTCAGATAATATTTTTAATATAGATGGATTGCAGGAAAAGACGTTTTTAAAATTATTTCCAAAGGCGATTAATGAAGAAATGTTTATCGATGAAGTTATTGAAAATGCTAAGTTAATCAAAGAGGAAAGAAGTTTAAATAAAAAACTTAAACCTTTATTAGTTCTTGATGCTATTATAGATGGTAGAGGTATTGATGGTAAAGTATTGGGTAGAGATTTTTATAGTATAAATTATGAGATAATTAATCTTAAAGAGCCTATGCTTACTAAGGAAGCGAAATATGAAGTAGAGAATATTGCTACAATAGAATTAGATGATACTGATAGGGGTAGTAAGAATTTATTAATGTTAATGAAAGAAGATGGTTTCATGAAAGTTTGGAATGGTAGTATAAATGATTTTTGTTTACCATTTTATCCAGTGATATTAAAAGAAAAAGAATATCTTAAAAATAATAAATAAATAATAGGATTATTCAGATATTTTAATTATAATTGTAAATAATTATTAATAACTTAAAATTTTAAAAAACAAATGAGTGAACAAATTAATTCTTTTGTAAAAGACCAATATAAGTTTGGTTTATACTTAAATGATAGCCCCATATTAGAGAGGGTTTTTAGGGCTGATGTTTATAATGTAAAGTCTAGGAATTTAAATTTAAAAGATGTTGCTAATGACATCATAAAAGGTCTTAGAGACATCCTTTCTACTAATGATAGTAATTTAAATATTGATAAATATTTAAAAACCTATAAAGAAGATGTTAAATTCTTTGGTTTAAGTAAAGAGCATGATAAGAGTGTTAGAACACCTTTAAGTTCTGAACAAGAAGCGTTAAATAATACTAATGGTTATTATTTAAATAATAATGAGAATTTTAAATATATTCTATATTATAATGGTAATTATGTTATTGAAAGAAATTTTTGTGTTAAGAATTATAATCCTAATGCTAGATTTTCGGCAGAATTAACTAATTATTTTAATGATATTGTAAAATATATTGAATTACACATAAAACAAAAAGATTCTGATTTTATGTGGGGTGAATATAGTATTAGAAATCGTCATGGTTTTGATATTGACACAATTAGACAATTTAATGCTGAACAAAAGGAAAAAATGTTAGTAGAGCCTATTATATAATAATAACAA